AAACGCTACGCCCCCAAGCGGGTCGAACAGGCCATAAGGTTATCTGTCAAATGAATTTTAACAAAAAAAAGCGCGGCCCGCAAGCCGCGCTATTATTTAGATAGCAGAGTAATCTTGCGTGCCGTAAACTTGCTCGAACATCTTCTCAACTTTTGCCCGGAAAGCTGGGTCAGTCTGGTACTCTGGCTTGCCTACCATTGCATTCAATTCCTCTTTAGACGGCGCGCCGTCTACCGGGGTCATGTCTACAGGAATAGGACGGTCGCCGTAGTAACTGCGCACCTTTTGCAAAGCCTTTAGACCTTGCGCGGTGCCGCCCATAATCTTAAACTCTTCAAAGTCACCTTCTGACCAAACACCCTTGCGCACCAAACCCTGCGCCCAATCTGTCATCGACTTAATAGTCGCATCAGCATTCGGGCCAAGCTTTGTAAGCTCTTCCTGATAAGAGATTTCAGCGCCCTCTTCTTCCTGTTGTGCCATAGAAATAAAGCTATTCGCCAACTCGTCAAACGCACTCTGGCTAATACCATTTTCCTTCGCCCAATCTCGATATGTCGAGAGAAGCGGGTCATCGTCAGGGATGCTTGCATCCTTAAATAACTTATCATCATACGCCTCCGGGGCTTTGTGCTTGCCCTGCGAAAACTTCTTTTGCAGTTCGTTGTAGGACTTGACCAAGTTTTCTAAGTCTGGGCCATCGTCCTCATTCCAAAATTTATCTGGATACCATTCGGGCTTCGCAAACTCTACCTCTTCATCCTCATTAGCAACAGTAACATCGTCTAACGATGCTGGCCCTGCCTCTGGCTGGATGTGGGAGATTGTGCTTTCTTCCGGCTGCTGGTTATCCTCTGCCTCAACTTGCGCTTGGGCCATCAGTCCATCTGGTTCGTTCATAACTGCCTCGCTCTCTGCATGCGCTTTTCTATTTCGCGCACTAGTGAATTTTGCCCCTCTCTGGCAAACCCGTGGGAAGCATCTTCCCCCGGATACCAAGTGGGCTGCTCAATCGTCAGTGAGCGAAGGTGTGTTAGTAATTGTTGCCCATCCTCACTGCCGTACACGCGCAAATATAACCTGTCTATGTCGTCTTGGTTATCTTGCTGTGTCAAACGTGCTTGCGGCTCTACTGTCCGCAAGCTATCCCAACCCTCTTCAATCATGCTATTCCTCTATTGCTTGCCCGGCTTGCATCGCCATCTGCGCCGCTTGCATCTGCGCCATCTGCTCTGCCATCTGTTGGCGCTCTTCTGGTGAAGTGCGTAGCTCTGCCGGTATGCCCATCTTGTCAGCCACATGGTCTGCAATAGCGCCAGTGCGCACAGCCATTTGGCCATCTTGTCCAAGTGATGCGGATAACTGCACCCATTGCATTATCTTCTCAATGCCGCCCATGTTCTGCGCTTGCGCGATAGGCGACACCGGCTGCACCTTAACCTCTAGCCCGTTTACCTTTAGCGGCATTTCAATCATGCCGCGCTCATCCATTACCGCAAGAATGCGAGAGACAACCGGGATCATGGTTTCTGTGATTAGACGACCAAACGAACTGCCCATATTGCTGGCTAGCTCAGATATCTTTGCCGACACTTCTGTAGCCGACCGCGCAGACATATTGTCTGGCGGTAGCGTGTCGTCCATCATAATCTTTTTAATATTCATGCGTAGGTCGTTGATAATAATCTGCGACACGTTAAAGTCACCAGAACGCGGCAACATGCGCAAACTCTCACCCTGTGGCCCACCGTTACGCGCAACTGGGATAATAGCACCCGGCGCAATGCGTATAGTCTGCGGGTTTAGCACGCCATCATCTGCCGCTGTGTATACGCCAGCGATAGACAGGCTAGCGTTTTTAAGCAGTAGCTCTAGCGTTTTGTTCAGCGTCTTAATGTCAGCGATAGCGGTGACCAGTGGGCCACGCCCATACACCTCACCGGCTACCTTCATATAACGCGCCACAACCCAAGGGCTGGACTTCATGGTGCGCTCTACAATGGCTTCCTTGCCTTCTTTCTCGATAACATAATAATTGTATTCGCCCGTGTCTAAGTCTAAGCAAGTAGCCTCGACTAGCTCTATCTCTTCGGTAGGCTTGTCGTCAATCATACGCTGTAGCTTGGCTGATATCTCCGCGTCATCCCAGTGTTGCGTAATAGCTTCTGCCTTCATGCGCATACGGCGATAGACGTTATCGACCTTACCGTGCGCGCCTTCCTCGATGCACACTAGATATTGAGGCACGGCGGTGAACCGGATGGGAGTGATGTCATCACCGGGTTGGATAAGCATCACCGCCGTACCAACTGCTAAGTCCATGAGAAACTCACCCATAGACAAATCAAAATTAGTTTGCCGCAACAGCGCAAACATCTTGTCGCTGTAAATATCTAGCGCGGCCTGTGCTTCAATACGGCGCTCTATAGGAATGTCTGGCCCCGGCTCTAGGCGGCACCAATTAGATTGTGGCGGGAATAAGCCAGACTGAATACGGTTGGCAAAGCGCTGCGTGGAATTGATAGCGGTGCTATCAAACACGCGCGCCATTTTGTTTTGGCCGGGTGACCCGCCGCCCTCATAATAGCCGTCATACAGGTTGCGTTGTGGCAACGCGAACTCATAACAATCTTCATATATCTGGCGCCAGTTATCCTTACGGCGTTGTGCCAAGTCGTGGCGCTTCAATATCTGCTGTGGGGTCATCATGATTTTTTGTGCCTATTCGCAAAGTTACGCGCTGCTTCTTTAGAGCCAAAGCCCCATGCCCTTAGTGCCAACCCAAGGCGTGTTGGCTTGCCGTCCTTTTTCTCCGCGCCCTTCATGCCAGCAAAGCGTGCGGCAAAAGAAACACGGCGCGGGTTAGTGCCTTTCTTTACCGGGCGCTTTAGGTTAGCACCTTCGGTTTTCTTAAAGTGTTCGCGTCCGGCCTCGCTCAAACCGCCCTTGGGGTTCTTATGTACTTTTCGCACGGGCGGCTCTCATGTTGTCAATAAGGTTAGGATATGGACGGCCAGCCTTTGCAGCGGCACGCTGTGCGCTACGCTTTTGCGCTGGCGACAAACCCTTGGACTTACCTAGCCCCTTGGGGCGTTTCTTTTCCCATACGGCCTTTGGTTTCTTGTCAGCCATTCTTATTATCCTCTGCCATTTTTGCTTTCATGCGCTGGTAGAACTTCCACATCTTCTGGCCAGTGGTTTCTGTTGGCGTGCCTTTCTGGCCCTTGTATTGTTTACCAAGGCCAATTTTATCAGCTATTTTTGCCATAAGATTTCTTCTTTGCCATTTTTGTTTTCATGGATGCGCCAGCTACACGACCGCCAGTTTGCTTGGCGTATTCTTTCGCCGCGCTCATGCCAGCCTTTGTGTACGCAAATGTGCGCGCCTTACCGTCTTTAGAAACTACCTTCGGCATTACCCTGCTCCTAATGTTGTTTGTTCGCCTTCACCACCGCCTAAACGACCGCCGCCAAGCAACGACCTACGCCCTGCTCGGCGCGACCTAAGAGAAGCCGCTTGCGCACGCTGTTCGCGTGATGCGCCTTGTGGCGCGGCCTCTACCTCTGGCTCTGGCACAGCTACTGGTGCCGGTGCCGACTTCTTTTTGCGCGAACCCATGATTGCGCCTACTACGCCGCCCATTACACGCCCCCACCTAGTGTTGATTGAATGCCTGTCTCAGCGTTTTGACGCGCTGTGCTTAATAACATGCGCTTGCCGCCTGTACGGCGCGCACGCTGACGCGCAGATATAGCACGCATCTTCTGCTGCTCATCTGCCTCAAGGCGCTCTTCTTGGCGCTGTTGTGCCGCCGCGATTTCTGGATCTGGTGGTGGTGGTTTCGGAGTTTTAGGGGATAGCAAGCCGCCCATTAAAAATACCTCGCAAACATAAAATAATCTTGACCGACAGGCCCATACTTTAGCATGCGACCTTCGTTAGTGAATTTTACCGCAGATGCCCACCTAACTGCAAACGAATTATCAACTTCGACTGTCATCTGCAATCGGTGTAATTGCAAGTCGATAGCAATGTGATTAAAGTAGCGCATGGCTGTGCGTGTAGCTGATATCGGCACGCGCTCAAACTGATATGATGTAAGCAACCAGACTTCGGCGTTGCCCGGCCATAGCTTGATAGCCCCGAATGAGCAAATCATTTCGCCCTGATGCAATACCGTATAGGCATGCTCCTGTTGTTGGTACATCTTTAGCAGCGCTTCGTAATTAGGCACATCGTCAAATGGCTTCTTGTCAAACTCTCGCAAGTCCATATTGTACGGGTGCGCCCAGTGAAATGGCACTATAGTTGCGTCTTTGTTGCTAGAAAACATCGAAGTCCATCTTGGCTGTCATCTGCTTAAACTGGCCGCTTGCGTGGCTGTTGCGCGTTAGCTTGCGATGCTCAGACCCCATCATCAGGTAGCCGTAAGCATCGCCAACGTGCGAATGCTCATTCTTGTTTGGCGCATCCTTGAACCGCTCCTGACCGCCGCCCATCGCAACGCGCTTAAAGTGATAGCCGCCGGCAAGCGATTTGCGGGTGCGCGTGCAGCTACGGTCTACGATAATGCCGGGCTTGCCGTCTATCAGCCGGTTCATTGGCGCAGCACCAGCCTCACGGCGCACCATAAAGTCGTTTGACGCGGTAGGCTGTGCGCGCAAGCCTAGCGTGCGCATATGCTCAAACGCGGTAACCTCGAATATCTCATCACGCTTTGCACCAGCCGGGTCACCCCAGATAAACACCTCGCTCTTAGGAAAGCGCGTATTGATGTCCGCCATCAGGTGATGGCAGAACCGCTCTAGGCCCATATCAAACGCAACAAGCTCATGCACAACATGCCAACGCCCGTTGTTCATCTTCTGACCAAACACGGCGGCAGGGGTCAAACCAAAGTCAAGCCCAATATGCACAGGCCAACCCGGCTCTATCTCCACATCGCTGGACATAATGCTATCGCTAAACTCCGGCCACACGGCTTTGCCGTCTTGCACATAAACATATTGCCCAGCCGCGTAGCACTGGATCCAATCCAAGTGCTTACCGGCTAACTGCTGCTCATAGTAACCGCCGGGCAAGTTGTTTACGTTTTCGGCGTTAGGGTTGTTAATCCAATACTTGTTAGCCGCAAAGATGTTGTGTTCGTGTTCCTTAGTAGCCTCTATAACGCCGCCGGGTTGTTTGTAAAACCTCCACGGGTACTTGCCCTTGATAGGCTCTTTCTCCGCTAGGCGATGCCACCAATGGTCGTCCGACATTGGGTTGGTTGACATCCACACGCCACGCCAAGGGCAACCGCCGTGGCGCTTTGTCGGGTAACGACCAACACGCGATGTAAGGCCATCGACTACCGCCTTGGGGAGTTCGCGCGCTTCGTCTATGAACCCCCCGGTCAGTTCCAGCGACAACAGCTTGCGCACGTCTTTGGGCTGGTCGAGCGCTAAAAAGATAACCTCGCAATCAAGCCCCGGCGTGTCGTCACGCGGCGGCAGCTTGATGTGATGCGTGATAGGCGGCGACCAGCGCATCTGCCCCCAAGTGTTTTCTGGGAATATCTCTTGCCATGTCTTAATGGTCGTTGTGCGCAGTTCGGGATAGCTGTTTCTGATTACGGCAAAACGCGTATATCTTACATTGTCCACTGGCGAAGGTGGTTGCTTTACAGCACGCAACATTACCTCGGCCAGCGAGGCATATGTCTTTCCAGAGCCTACTGGCCCAAGTAGACCCCGCACAAAACTGTTGTCGTTTAAAAAATCCCATACGGTCGGGCTTTCGCTAAAATCTAAGTTAAGGCCATTCAGCACCTCGGTGGTCGGCTGCTTGGTTCTGCGCCGCGACCTGTCTGTCGCTCTAGTCGCTCTCGCCATCAAAGTCTCCGGGAATATACGTTACTATCATCATGCCCTCTGTCACATCGGTCATGCTCTCATCAATATCCAGCAGCACGCCCTTGCAACTAGAGCAAACAACTTGCTGTGTCTCAGCGTAACACCGGCCACGCGTTTCCTCGCCGCAATGGTCGCAGATAACGTAGTCAGAAAAAAACCGCACAAAATTATTGTGCGTCATCTTCGTCACTGACATCCTTCACCTCATAGGTTGTGGTTTGCGGCCCGGTCACGTTGATGCCGATCATGCTAGGGCGTTGGTCATCGCTGTTCGGCTCTAACAAACCGCGATGCTTTGCTAGCAAGCGCAACGCCGACAGCTTGTCGTGCATCTCTACCTCGATGGTGTTACCGTGCTGGTTTGGCGTTACCTTCACCTTTTTGATGCTACGCCGTGCGCGCTCTGGCAACTGGTCAGATGGCGTAAGCTGCACCTGACCCATAGCATCCCAGCTAATGACATCCGTAGCCTCGCCAGCCGCGATAGCCTCTAGCTCTTGCACCACCGCCTCGCGCCGGTCAGTGTCTTGGCTAGCTAGCGCCGCACGCTGTTGCCTAGTTGTCAGGGGCTTCTTGGACACACTTGCCTCCCGTCCACGCATAACCCGCAATGTCTACCCAACTATCCATGTGGTCGGGCGTCTCCATCAAACGCGCTAGCTTCACCTGTACCATCATCATGGCCACCTGTTCTGCGGTGACCTCAGTACCTAATGTAATCGACCACTGCGCGGCTATGCGCTCATGGTTAATGTATACGTTGCCGTAATTCTTGCCACGGTCGGCGACCGCGTTTTTCGCCTCGTCTAATATATCCACAATCCTCACCCTACTATCTCCAAGCCACACGCTTCGCATTTCATCTCGCCGCCCAACTCTGTCTGGCACTTAGGACACTGCCCATTGGCCATGAGCTTTGCCATAGACCCGTCACCCGTAGCATACGCCACCGGCACATGCTCTGTGCAAGGGCAAGCGCAGTTCTTGCAACGGCAATGCTCCGCATCTTCCCAATCGAACTCCTCGCACCCGCAATCGGCGCATCTGCGTACCTCGTCATATGTCAATGCCTAACTCCCTCAATGTTGGTGTTTCTACATTATCATCGTCTTGCTCTTCTACGCAATAGCGATCACCGCACCAGTAGCATTCCCACAGGTCTGCGGCCTCGTCATATAGCTGGTGATGGTCGGCTCCGCAGCTAGGGCAAGTCATACGTCAGAACCGAGGAAAATTTTGTGTGAGCCCCCCATAGACTACTGGCCGGGGGCGGGGGGCAAGGGGTCGCCTCTGTGGCCGGCGGCTTATGTGTGACCAACGCCTGCGCTGTACAAAAGCAAATCAACCTTTGTTCTCCTGTACATCAAAGTAACGCACGATATCTGCTAGCGCAGGCACCCCTGCCCTTCGCTCTATGGCTTGGTCACACACAGCCAGCGTGGCAGCGCGTACATCGTCAGCAGATACCTCACGCAATGCCAGTCGCCGAGCGTGTGCTATCTCATTATCATACAGCCGCACCTGTCCTGTCGCCTGTTGGACGGCACGCAGATAGGCATGGCACAGCTCACCAGCATGCGCGTCACCGACTGATTGTGCATCCCCCAGACCCCCTATCTCTTTGCTAGTATCATCTTCTTGGTCTGCGCGTAGCTGTAGCGCTTTGGCGGTGTGTATATCTTCATAAGTTGGCAATGGCTCATCACCCTTCCACAACACTTGATACCTGTTTGTTTTCCACCCGCTGGCTGTCTCTTGGTAGTCCTTTGGGTTTAGCTGTCGCACATAGTTGCCAGCCTTCAAACGCTTCATCGCTTCCAGAATGCTCTTTCTTTCCGCATAGCCGCTCACTGAGCACAGGGTATCGAGCGATGGCCAGCATACCCCAGCACGATTAACAAACGCACACAGCGCGCCCAGAACGCGAAACTCACGCTCTTTTAGTTTGCGGTCACCACACGCACGCATTGGCATGACACTGTACGGGCGCTTATTCTCAGAAAGGGATGTCGTCATCGAGCTTGTCCTTTAATGTTGGTTTAACGTCACTCACCACAGCACCGGGGAACGTGTCCTTCACCTGTACGGCTAGCGTGTTCTGCTCTGACCACTTGGCCAGTATCACCGCCGCCTCTTGCACACAATACACCAGCGCGTCAGGCATGTCGTTCTTGATGTGCGTCACGGCCTGTTCATCACGCGCTATCGCAACCACCTTGCCATCAGCATGCGCAGTCCACACATCCATGCCTATCTCTTTACCGCCTAGCGCGGTGGCTTCCTTCTCCAACGCCGCATAAGCACGCAGTGTCACAGCCACATGATGTTCTACATCTACAGCCGCATCACGGTGGATGGCATCGTTGAGCTTGTCCATCTGCTGCCAGAACCTATCCCGCAGTTCTGGCGACACAAGGTTGGGCAATCTCTCCACACCCCATCGCCTTTCATAATCAGACACAACCCTGTCATATTCCGTGAGGTAGTTTTGTATCTTGCGATAGGTTGCCTCACTTGTCACCTTGGTTCCCATCATTCGCCTCAGTGCTGTAGCATCAGGCTTCTTTACTTTTCTCATCCCTTTACCCTTTCTGCGTGCTGTGCGTGCGTGCGTGCGATAACCATAGGGATTATCGCACAACACCACGCGTGCGACTTCAGCGTGCGACCGTGCGATTTAAGGTTTTTACAGTCGCACGTTTCCTTATAACTCTTTGTATTCCCACACATAGCTTCCCTCTATCACAATCGCACGCTTTGTCTGTAACGCATCCCTTGCATCTCTGCGCCTTGAACGGGTCGAATCGGGTGTTTTCGCACGGTGTTTGTCGTGCCACGCTGTCACCGGCACGCGTTCTTGGCCTAGTTCGACAGACAGATTACGCAGTGCTTGCAGGGCTATCTTCTGCGGCTCTGTCAGCTTCGCACTACGCTGCTTCTTCTCTGGCATGTCTGCCTGTGTCATCACCACGCTAACATCATCTATCAGCGCCACCGGGGTCATCGTAAACGCTACGTCTGGCATTGGCTCTGCATCCTTCTGCTTCTCTGTCGCCAGCGTTACCGTCTCTTCCAGCTTGCTTACCTTGATGCTTGTATCCACCGCCCCCAACAGCGCCGTAGACCCACGCATGCCTCTGGCCGCGTCCTTGCCAGAATGGTGAATGGCCACCACCGCGCATTCGCAGTGGCGCTTTACTATCTCGCACGCATCCACAAACAGACCCATGTCGGTTGCGCTGTTCTCATCACCGCCGAGCAAGGCGCGCGCTACAGTATCCACAAACACCGCGCTGAACTTGGTATCTAGGTTGTCTATCGTGCGCAGTAGGCGCTCCACATCGTCAGGTTCGCGGAACCTCACCGCTGTGGGCAGAACATAGAACGGCACATCCGCTGTTAGCTTGTGATGCGCTTGCCATGCCTTGATACGCTTACCCAGACCGCCAACACCCTCGCCAGCTATGTACAGCACTGCGCCACGTTGCACAGCGTTATCGTGCCACGCCTTGCCATAAGCCACCGACAGCGCCATGTCTATCGCTAGGAATGATTTACCAGCCCCCGGCTCACCGTATAGCACGCTAAACCCGTGCTTAGTTAGCAACCCATCCACCAGCCACTCCACCGGCGGCATGTTGCGCAGATAGTGTACATCATACACATCAAACACATCGGGGCGCTCTTCTTGTACGTTATCCTGTACGTCCGGGGCGTCCGACAGCACCGGGGTCGCGGCAGCTATCTCAGCCAGACGGTCACGCGTACCGCCAGCGACCATCCAATCGTAAACGTCTTGCTTATCTGTCAGGCCCGGTATCGTGACCAGCTTCACCGCCTTTGCCACAGGGTATAAATTTGATACCACCACTTCAGCGTGGCGTGTGCCAGCCGCATCGGCGTCAGGCAACACAATCACGTTACGCCCGGCAAACCATTTATTTAGATCCGCCGACCAGTTCTTTGCGCCGCCATGGTTGGTGGTCGCAACGAAGCCTTGGCTGATTAGTAGCTGCGCACACTTCTCGCCTTCCACTACCCATATTGGCGCTTCCTTGTCTGCCATGATGCCCGGCAGATTATACGGCACCGGGGTAACGTCCTTGACGTTCCATACCCAGCCGCCCTTGCCGTCTGGTCTGCGCTGCCGGAATGTCTTTGGCTCGTATCTGACAACCTGATAGATGCACTCGCCATGCTCATCTATATAATCGTATGCCTTTGACATGTACCGCGCCGGCTGTATCTTCTGTTGCACTTGCTTGGCTATGCCAAACTGCTTTTCCAGTATCTCCGGAAGACTGCGTAGCTGGGCGCCCTCGTTCACGCGCACCATGTCTATGACCCCGCCGCCTTCGTTAGCCTCGAAGTCGAACCATGTGCCTTTGCGCAAGTCTACACTGCGCGACCCGTGCGTACCCCAGCGCAGTTCATGGCCACGCTTTTCTTTTGGTTCGCCCCAGTAGTGCCGCGCTATCTGTTCTATATATGCTGCTATATTCTGTGTCATCTCATTCCCTCTTCCCCTTTGGAAATGGTAGGGCGCTGGCAAAGGGAGGAAACCCAGCGCCCTACCAACTGCTAGAACAGTTCAGCGCCACTCGCGGCTGGCTGTTCCACAGGCGCAGCCGGCGTTTCTGCCGGTGCGCTAGGTGCTTCCGCACCATCAAATGCCGATGGACGCTCTGTCCACTGGCTGATTTCCCACACCGGCACCTTGAAGCGCTGCTCACCCTGCGGTGTGTTGACTGTCGCGGTCTGTGTCGCGGTGACCTTCATCACAGGACACAGACCGGGGTTGTTTGCACGTTCAGCCTCGTATTGATTGTGTAGCTGGTCGAACGCAGACTGCACCATCTTCGACTGACTGCTAAACTCACGCAAGCCTATCTCGCGGTTTACCAGCTTAACACGAAACGCAGACTTGTGGTCTGGTGTCGGCTTGTCTGGCATGCGCTCACCCAGCTTGACCATGTGGAAGTCCGGGCGGTTAGCAACAAACGCCATATAGCCGACCTCAATGTTTTCCATGTCAATCGCTACCTCGAACGGCAGTTTCATTTCGATGCTCTCGCGCACCCATTCGCCGTTCACGTTCTCGCTTTCAACCCGGTAGAACTCACCCACCTTTGCGTCAAACTTAATAATAGGCGTGATGTTACCACCGCCGCCGCCTTCATTTGCTAAACCAAGTGCCATTTCATTTTCCTTTACACTTTACTGACCAGTAGCGCTGGCCTCGCATTACCCGTTGGGCAATCTGTTTGAGCTACGCCGCTTCATTGCAATGCGTGCTGTGTGCGCAGATATAACAGAACTACGCCACTTTGGGTTGCGCCATTTGTTTGTGTCACGGTCTGGCACCACAAACAACGCCTCACGCTGCTTCTTTAAATGCGCGGCGAACTCTTCCACGCTCATATCAATCGCTAGTTTCATTGCACATCAACTCCCTTGCTACCATGCAGAAATCGTCAAACGTCATTTCGACTGCATACTTCCAATCGTAACCGTCACCCATCTGGCGCTCAAACGTGGCTAGCATTGCCAGCGCCTCGATAGGTACGCGCCAACGCTCCGGCAGTCTATCGAATTTATAGACCAGCGCCGGTATCTTCCCGGCCTTGGTCGCCGCCACGCAAACCTGATCCCAATGGCTGGGCGAGGCAAACGTGCTACCCTGCCGGTATCGTTTGCATTCTATTACAAAGGGGAAAGCGTCATCCTCACAGGTCAGGTCAGGCAAGCCAGCCTCAGCCCATTGGTCTAGCACCCTGCGAAACTCTAGCCCAAGCGCATCGTGCAGCCTGTTCTTCACATCACGCTCAAACGATGCGCCCTTGTTGCGTGAGTTAACCATTGCGTGCCGCCGCTATCACACGGTCTAAGTCAGACCCGTCTTTGGTCAGGCGCTTTTCTAATTCTTGCGCCAGAATTTCATCGGCCAGTGATGCCATTGAGCGGTGCGCAGACTGTTCGACCGCGTCCTTAAGCATCAGCACGGTCTTGGTTCTGAGCCGCAATAATGTTGGTTTTGTGTTTGCCATGATATCGCCCTGATATTTTTTTGCTATCTGTGCTTTACATTATGATAGCAGTGTGATATATAATAGTTGACGGCACGTTGACCGTTAGTTGATTAACCAAAAGGGAGTTAAAAATGACAGTTTCAATAACCAGAGATGACCGCAACGTAACGTATTGGGGTACAGAAGGTTGTGATATCTGCGAATTTATCGGGGTAGAAAACAAATATCGCGTTGTTAAAAGCCCCGGCGCAATTTCGGGATGGAACATTGAGGTTCAGGTTGAGCGTAAGCGTAAGGATGGCTCATTGGTTTGGGCGCACGTTGATAGCCACCACCACTACCGCCGCTATAACGAAGCACGTTCATTTGTAGAAGAAAGGGTGTGGGCTTAACAGCCCCGCCCAGAAGGGAACAACACAATGAAATTCATCGTCTACTACCGCGTATCAACGCAGCGTCAAGGCCAATCCGGCCTTGGCCTTGAGGCACAGAAGCACGCTTGTGCGCATTATGATATTGTCGCAGAATACACAGAGGTGGAAAGCGGCAAGAAGTCCAACCGCCCGGAGCTATCCAAGGCACTGGCACACGCCAAAGACATTGGCGCAACCCTGCTTATCGCTAAGCTCGACCGTCTGGCGCGTAACGTGCATTTTATCACCGGCTTGCTTGAGGCTGGCGTGCCTATCACTTGCGCTGATATGCCAGAGGCAGACCGCACGTTTCTACAAATCATGGCAGTGTTTTCTGAACGCGAGGGGCGCGTCATCTCAGAACGCACCAAAGCCGCACTAGCCGCTGCCAAGCGCCGGGGCGTAAAGCTCGGCTCACCAAACCCAGCCAAGGGCGGGTCAGTGACCGGCGCACAGCGCGCTAACGCCACCGCACAGGTAGCGCCGCAAGCTATGCCCATCATTAACGCATTGCGCAAGGCCGGTCAGAGCCTACGCGCCATCGCATCCGCTCTCAATGAAGAGCAGATACCAACCGCAATGGGCGGTCAGTGGCACGCATCCAGCGTGCGTAATCTCATCAATGCATAAGGGGGAATATTATGCGGTTATTTAAACATCAGACAACTTGTCCACAATGTGGCAGAAAAGCAAAAAAACACACCGAAAGCTGGTGGGAAAAACATCTTGGGGAATACAAGGGCAATCTGCAAATCATCAATCGCCGCGAAACTTGGGGTGGCGACACGTTAACCTTGTGGGATGGCGAAACATACGAGATGTATGCTGGAAACTTTTGCCGCAACAAATGCGCTATAGCATACGCGAACCAAACCATTGACCGCGTTAGGGAACGCGTTGGGAGAAAGTGATGCAGAAAGTCGCAGGAATGTTATTTATGTATGCGCTTCTCAGCCTGTGGGTCATGGGCTGGGTGGACATCTTCGGGCCACAATATACGTGGTGGAATTTAATTTATCTTATGGGAGTAAACTAATGGTCGGAAAACTAACACCTGACAACATGCTATCAGCCTCGCGTATCGCGCAGTTGATGGGTCAATCACCATACGCAACGCAAAACGAATTGCTTGCTGAGTTTATAGACCGTGACGCTGGCAAAGAGCCAGAGCCATGGGAAGGCAACGAACTTACACGCTGGGGCGATATCCATGAAGGCGCAGTTATTGCAGAAACGTCACGGCGCCTTGGCCTTGTCGATGTGCAAGCAGACTTTGAGCAAGCGTTCTTCCATGACAAGCTGCGCATCGCGGCATCGCTGGACGGCATGGCCACAGGCACGCGCATGGTGAAAGAGGATTACGCGCAGGGCATTATCATCCCCGGCGTTGCAAACGCATTCTCAACAGCCGACAAAAAATTGTTGCTGGAAATCAAGACAACACAGCAAGCGCCAGAGGACTTGCCACCACCACATCGCGGCGTGCTACAGCTACAGGCGCAGATGATGTGCGCTGGTGCAGACATGGGCGCGGTGTGTGTACTCTATCGCGGCTCAACCCTGCGCATCTTCCTGTACCACGCTGACGCTGGCGTACAGGCACGCATTGCACAGGCCATCGAAGAGTTCGAGCAACGCCGCCAAGACATTGACTGGTATCCGCTGATGAACCCAGCCGATGGCAACGTAGCCTACAGCCGGGTAGATGATGTGGCACAGCCTTTGGACGTATCAGGCGGCGAGGTTCAAGATGCTATCGAGGCTTTGCTTGAGGCGAAGCGCGCTAAAAAAGAATGCGATGAGGTTATCGCTGACGCAGAGACAGTGATAAAAGATTTTATGGGAAACCATGAAGAGGCAAACACCGTGGTAGATGGCAAGCGTGTTATCGTTAAGTGGGGCATGCGCAACATGAAAGCCACGCCTGAGAAGGTAGTGCCAGCAAAGCCAGCCATGCGGGTGCGTCAGAATGCTTTGACCGTGAAGGAGTTGGGTGATGCGTAAAATGGTGCATGGAGATTGCTTTGAGCAATTTAAAAACATACAGGACGATACCTTTGATGTTGTTTTAACATCGCCCCCATATAACAGAAAAAGAAACGACAAGTATGAGCATCACAAAGACGTTACAAACGACTATTTTTCTTTTCTGCAAAAATCAATAAAGGAATGCTTGCGAGTTTGCAGTGGCAATGTTTTCTTTAACATTCAAAAAAATAGTTACAACAGAAGTGATGTTCATAAAGTTATGGGTGCGTTTGCCAGTGAAATAATAGAGGTAATTGTGTGGCATAAGAGCAACCCAATGCCAAACCCTCATGTTATAAATGCTTATGAGTATATTTTAGTTTTGTCGAAAGCCAACAAGTCCTTGAAGGCAAATAAAACATATACACTAAACCACTTCACAACCCCGGTATATTCATCAAACCCATATAAAAAAATACACCGGGCTGTTATGCACCCAGAGGCGTGCGCTTTTATCTTGCAAAATTTTTGCTCTGAAAACGATTATGTTTTTGACCCGTTTGCTGGCACAGGAACAACTGGCGTTGAGGCAATAAAGCTAGGTATGAATTTTTACGGCGTTGAGTTAAGCGAAGAATATTTCGATATAGCAAACAAAAGGATTAGCAATGTATAGGATCACACCAGCCCAGCATCGCGTTTTAAGCGCCATACAGACGCTATCTGAGGCGCAAGGGTATGTTCCTAGCTACACACAGCTAGCGGCAACCCTGAACGTCTCTAAGCAAGCTATAGGAAAGCACGTTGAAATCATGTGCGACCGGGGCATATTGCGAAAAACCTACGGCCAGCGCCATACACTGGAGATAGTACGGGGCGCGCAATAGCGCCCCTTACTTTTTCTTTTGCTGGATAGTCTCAGCTAACCCACCACCGAAGTAGAAGCCGACAATCAAAAGCATAATCTCGCCTATCCAGAAATCACCCAGTATAGCCTTGACCCCTTCGATGTCACCCTTACCAGCAAGGGTCATGCCAAGCGTAATCGCAAAGCACAGTATAAAGGTAAACGTAAACATCAGCGCAATGTAACGCTGCGCCAGCTTGAATGGCTGGTATGCAGTAAGCAAGTCTGACTTGGCCTTGCTAACCGCAGCCACCTCTTCTTCGGTGCTGGTGTGCATGTCATCAATCAAGTCCATGCCTTTTTTAATAACATCACCCGACCCAAGTATCTTACCTAAAATTGCAATCATTTTCTCATTCCCATTGCCAATTTAATTCTAGCCAAATCTATCTCAATATCATGCACCCTAGCAATCGTATCTTGCACCGATTGCGGTGGCTCAAAGTCATCAATCCACTGGTCGTTTTCTTCTACCTCTGCCATCGTCAGTTCAAGGTTGTGTTCTAAAAACGCTATGCGCTCGACCAACCCAAAGTAAACCCACACACTAACAGCCGTAAAAGCAATCATGGAAATCAGATTGCGTAGCGGTATCGTAATCTCGCTAGCCTCGTTTAATTTTGTTGCTGCCTGTTTCATCTAGTAGCTCCACACGTTAGACCGGGGCGGCTTGGTGTATGTGTCCAAGTGCAAGAAACGATTGCGCCCAGACTGTGCCACGCCTATGCCGGTAAAGCCTAGCTCGAACGCTAGGCGCATAATGTTGTATGCGTCAGCCCCGCCGCACGCGATATCTACAGCCAGCCCCATCGTGTGTATGCCCGGCCTGTCCTTCTCAGCCTCGACCGGGTGTGTCTCATGGCGGTAGCCGCTGGTCACGGTCATGGCTTTGCCGTGCGCTGTGCGTAGCGCTTGCAGCTTTTCCATGAAGCTAGCTTGCATGTCGCACTTGCCGCTGTGGCTGCATGTAAACTCAGCCTCGCTAAAGTTTGGATAGTTATCCCAATTCATGTTTCACCTCTCACAACCGCCAGCGCATTGCGCCAACTATCTATCTCAACGTCCGGGTCGTCAAACCGGCGCGCTCTAATGCGCTTGCTAACTGTGCCAACGCAATCCAGCGCTGTGAATATCACCTTGCGCCGGTCAATAGCTACTGACGCTATTATATCATACGCGCCGCGCTCTGCCTTCTTTTTAGTTAGCCCCATGCCATAGTTAAAATGATAGCATGGCGTGCGCCCGTCAGCTTCTGGCAATATGTTGCGCGACTTCACCTGTATGCGCAGATAGCCAGCATCATCCCAAGCCAGTAGGTCTATCTTATCTTGTTGCGCCATAGCCGCGCCCATAATACCCGGCATGCTCAACACTGCGGCACAAGCGATGTGTTCGCCTATCAGCCCCGTCCTTGTTTCACCAGACACTATAGCCCCTTCAGGTAGACCATCCACCACACAAGCATGGCAAGCCCTACAAACCCTGCGATGATAAGAAGGGCTATTGTTATGACTTCGATTATTTGTCTATTGCGCTTGCGCTGGGCAGCGATAGCCGCCTGTCTATTCTTGCGCGCTACCGCCTGATAGTTTAGCCAATCTGTCCACAAGTTGGGCCTCCCGTGCCAGATCATTAGCTGCTTTAGCTCTTCTTCTTGTTGCTTGAGCTTTTCCAGATGCATAAATTCTTCGAGGTCGCCAGACGCAAAGGGGCTGCGCTTTTTCTTTTCTGCCTTGCGGCGCAAATCCTCAGTCGCGTTGACGTATGTGGCGACTTTGTCTGCGCAGTCTGCAATCTCGCGCCCGTTCTGCACAAATTGCTTGACCACCTGAAAAGCGGCGTTGGCGGCAGCAAGCTCGGCAAGCATTGGCTATTTACCTTTGTACAAGTTCCAGAGTTTCCAGCAAACATATGCAATGGACAGCACGCCAAGCACCAGTGTGACCCACTGGTTAAGGCCGGGTAACCAAAGCGGTGCGCTGACGCCGCCCGTTGCTATGATTAGGTCATCTGGCTTCATCTCTATACCTCATCAGGCCAGTCGTTGATAGGTGCGTTACCAGTGGCATTGCCATCGCTATCCACTGGCGTATCATGCAGGGCTAGAAAGGCGCTGTGAGAGTTCACAGCATCAATAGCCGCCTCAATGGTGTTAGAGGCAGTACGCACAGCCGCACGATATGTCAGCGTTGCGCTAGGCACAGTGTAGCCAGAAACCTCTGCCGCCTTCACTACCATCCAGTCAGTCGGGGCTAGCAAGTTGTTAGCACGTTCCTTTGTGATGTTCTTCCAGACGCTCTTCAGCCCCAGCGTTACTAGCTGGTTGCCGTCTGCGTCTAGGATAGCATTGCCATCGTCATCGACTTCGTTCACATCGTTGATGTTCTTGGCGGTCTTAGCATCCCACCAGAAGCGGTTATCGTATGGCGCTGGGTCAGCTTCCCAGACTAGCCCTGCGGCAGTCTTTTCTGCGTCTGACCAGCTACCCCATGAGGCAGGGTGCTGTACCCCGTTATTGTCTGTCCAAGCCTTACCAGCGCGGATAGTTTTATGTCCGTATTTCCATGCCATCTCTATCTCCTATCGGGCGTTGGCGTTCTTGAATGGGGCTTCTGCAAATGCAAGGAATATGTATGTGCCGCCTGATGCGTTGGATGCCCCAGTTAATGTTCTTAACTTAAATCCATTTGACAAGAAATCAAAATACAAAGTAGTTCCTTCTGCATCCGCTTGGCTAGCAAGAAGATACTTATCTACTGGATTATGAGGGTCGCGAATGTTATCTTGGAGTGTCCAATCATTTGCACTATCAGTACGCTTCACCATAATCCATGACGGACGAAATCCTAGGTGTACATAGACCCCATCTGTCGAGCCGTTGCCCGTGTATGAGCCTATCTTGCTGTAGCCTTCAACCGAGTGGAACGCATAGCAGATGATGCGACCACCAGAGCCGTTTACTTCTCCCGCAGAGCCAATGTTAATTACAGTGTTAGACGCAATACTGCCTTGCCAAATGTTGGGGTCATAAACACTTGCAGAAGTTGAGTTGAGAGCAAGGTATCTTACACCCGCACCAAGCCCGTTTATGTTGTAATAAACACGCCATTGACCTGTTGTGTCACGATTTTTGAAGAAGGCTATCATTGGCTTTTGAGACAATCCATGCCCTACTGTAGCGGCAGAACCTGTGCCAGTATAACCCACCACACTAAAGCCCGCATCTGTATTTGCGCTGACTGTGCTGGTGATAGACCCGTCTGTATTGCTGACCGCAGTACCGCCAGCCAGCCAGTTCCATGCGGCAAGGGTTCTGCCACTGCCATTTGCCGAACTGTCTGTACCTAACGTAAAACCATCGCTGTCAAATGTTTTTAGCAAAGTTGTTGCAGTAAATTCTTGGTCTGTGGTGTTTGAAAATAGCTGTCTGTTGCCACCTCTAACACTATCGTTGAGAACATGATTATCTGCTATGCTTCTTGTTTTAAGCCAGACCCAATCAGGCTGGAAACCAACACCAGTGATTGCACGGTCATCAACACCATCACCAGTATAAAGCACAGTATTGAAATAATCATCTGGCGCAGTGATGGTAGGCGTAGGCAGATTGCCAGTGGTCAGCGCAAGGTAGCCCGAAGGTGGCGCATAGTAGAAGTCACCCACGCCATTGTCATCAGTGTTGCCCTGCGGTGTTTCATTGCCAGCGAAGGAACTGTCCTGACCAAAGTTGGCACTTAACCCTGTAGTTGGATTGCCTCTGGTAAACAAAATTAAGAAAAATTCACCCCCACCAACAGATGTCAATGAATGATTACCAGTACCTAGCAAAGTGTTGTTCTTGTAAAAAGATACTTGGTCATTATCAATGTCCATTGCGACACCAATAATGTCTCCAGCAGAAAATGAAAACCCACTGTTTGAGCCTGTTTGGGCAACACCATCAATAATCACACACCTAGAAGAGGAGCTTGTGTTGTCCAAATTTATCATTGTAATGCCAGAAACATTGCCATTTTGGTTGGACGATGAAGGAGCGTACACATAAGAACCCACACCTATTTGAGTTCCATTTGTGCTTAAATCATCAAGCCTGACTTCAGCGTACCACTTACCACTTGCCACACCAAAGCTACCATAGCTTGTTTGGAAGAGTGTATTTGTTGTCTGAACTACCTTTAAGTTGCCCTCGGAAAAAACTGGAACTGTACCACCTGCCAGTGGGTTCATCACAGCAAAGTTACCGCCAGTCACAGGAGCATCTATCACGACATCCGTATTGTTCAGGGCGTTGGGTGTCCAGTTGTTGCTGTTGCCAGAGGTATCGCCGAAGAAGGTGGCATCTCTCGTATCGGCAAAGGCTAGATATATATAGCTTCCGCCAGAGGTGTTTATAGTGTTTCCAGAACCTTGAATGGTAAATCCATCGCTATCAAAATCCAAAACATTGGCGGATGGGGTTGCTTCTGCGTCAGATGTGTTTGCCGTTAAAAGTTTGTTTACAGTATTTACAGGTGAGCGAGTGTTATCATAAATCGCCCAATCTTCTGCGGCATTTGTTTTCTTAATCATAATCCAAGCTGGCTTGAAGCCCAGCCCCGTGATGCTGTTCCCAGCCGCCCCTGTGCCAGTATAGCTAGAACACTTCGAGTAGCCTGAGACCGAGTGGAAACAATAGGCTATCATTGTTGCGCTAGGAACTTGCAAAGCGGAAGATGAATAAAAAACTGTTGATGTTGGCTCACCTCCCCAAAGTCCTGAACTTGTTGTGGTGGCGTTAGTTCCATTTAACAGCAAA